GTATCTTTTAATGAAGTAGCTTCCTCATTAATAGACTGTCGGTAACGACGAATAACATTCTTTAATTTACGAGCACGATCATGATCAACCGCATCAACTACTTTATTGAGTTTCTTTGTATGATCAGTATCTATAGCTTCTAAGAGCTCTTCTAACTTCTTAGAGTGGTCTTCATCTTGAGTTGTCAGCGCGGCCTCTGTCGCAATCTTAGTGCGCTCATCGACCTTTGTATCAACCGCTTCCTCAAATACTGTTTCAATTTGCTTAAGACTATCTTCTGTAAGAACGTCTTTACCTACTTCTTTAAGTAAATCAGATATATTGCTCATGATTAAAATAAATCCTTTTTAGTTGCTTTCACTATTTTTTCTTTAAGTTTGCTTTCAACTACAGCTTTTAACTTTGTTGATGCCGTAGCGTAATCTTTATTAATAATATTACCAATAAACGACTTGATTTGTTTATTCCGGTTCATCATAATTATTTAAGTAAATTATACCTTTTTTTTAGAAGTTTTGAATTAGTTCAATGAACTTATTTCTAAAGTATTCATCAACATCTCTGCGTGGTAAATGCTTCAAGCTCTCTTCAAACCTATCAAAAGACTCTTCAAATTCTCCGCTACGATTTAAAATCCATTGTTTTGACTCTAATATACCATTAACAAATGCATCTGAATAAGATGGATCAGCAACACAATCAATAGCAACTAGCTTCATTTCAGTAACATGGCCGATTTCACTATCAGTTTCTTGATCAACTTTGCCTAATGCTCTAGATGACATACCAACTCTTACACCATCTGTAACTAATTGCCTTACTATAGTACCACAAGGTGTCTGTAACACTTTACTCTTACCGTAAAAAATATTACCGTCTTGTTTCATTTCGGTAACTATATGACATGCTCTTTCTAAATCGACTTCAGCTGTAGTAGGGTGATTCAATTCACCCATTGCTCGGTCTGTCTTAATCATTTCGTTTGAATACCGAGTGACCTCTTGAACCATATTATCTAAATCATAGACGCGTTTATTCTTATTAACATCTGAGGCCATCATATAAGGCCCTTTAATATATAATCTAGATTCAGACTTATTATTCTGTTCTTCTATTATATACTCGAACTCTGAAGGATCAGTTTTCTCTACTAGTAACTTAAAGGCCATAGCGCTATAAAATATTTATTGTTTATGTGATCTTTTTCCGTTAAATAATTCCTTCTCAGTTAAAATTAAAAATTTATAACCATGATCATCTGCCCAATGTTTTGCAGCTTTCCACTTAGATTGATTAATATCATACGTTACTTGTTCATGTAATAAAGTACTTTGTTTTTTTCTCCCTCTCATAACAGGGCGTTGAGTTTGACTATAAGGTTTTATTTCTACTAAATATTTTACTTTTTTATCTCTCTGCTTTAATACTAAAGTATTATCAACGTAATACTTATGTGTTTGAGAGTCTATAGGGCTTATATAAGGTACAGCAACACACTCACTCGTCCATTCAAGTACATTTGGATTATAATCACACCACTTAAAAAAATGAAGCTCCCATGAGCTCCTATATCGAGGGTATTGCTTACCTAAAAATTTTTGACTATAAGTAGGTCTATATATACCTTTCTTAAAATTACCTTTTTTATGTAAAGCCATTAGCCTATATAAAACATAGGAGGATCGGCATCACCAAATCCAGCTGATGCGCCTTCAAACATTTTAGTCTCTAGCTCTTTCTTCTCGTCTAATCCTTCTTGAAGAAGACTGGCGTCAAGATTTGTTCCTCCAAATAATTGAGCATTACCGAATTTACCTCTCACACGCCCTAATGTAATTTTAGTTAAAGCAGCTGCATATTGATACACCCATGGCTCTTTAATTATATCTTTAATATGTTTTTCAACATAACAAGTTAATACTCCATAAAAACTGTCACCTTTCTTAGGCTCAGGTATCATAAGTAAGTGTTGATTGCGCTCATTAAATTTAAAATATCGCTTTGTTGAGAGCATTTTCTCTCGAGTTTCAAGCCATTGTTTTAATATATACCAACTAATCAAATCAAAACCATAATTACCCATAGCGTAACTAAAATAAGTTTGTTGAGCTAAAGTTTGCTCGATTGTAAATAAAGTATTTAAACTACTACTAGTTGACTCATCATAACTAGTTACCTCCATTACCTTCCTATTTTGTCTTGTAAGGTTGTCCCATCTACCTATCGTAGGAGATATCGCAGTAAGTTGTGTTTGAGTTGTAACATCGTTCGCAACATCATTACGTGTAGCATTAACTGTACCAGCCTGTTCAGTCGTTGTAGCTAATACAATACCGAGTTTTACCTTATTAGTAAACGGTTCCTCAGTCTCGTCACCTGGTATTGCACTAATATCAAACATTGCAGTTGTAGTTGTATACACATCACCATATTGGTTTAAACTTATATCTACACTTTCAGTTAATGGATCGGAGTCGGCTGATACACACACAACGAGAGATTTTGCTACATGAGCTGATCCGTTTGCCAGTGTAACGGTAATTGTATATTCGGAGGGATCGATAACGGTATCTCCAGCATTGAATTCAAATAAAGGTACAAATGTATTTGCAGGGCGTGGGTCGGCTGCATCAAACGAAACCGATGTAACTGCCGGGACGGACGATGTAGTACCAACAGTTACTTCTACATCAGTAGAATACGTAGCAGTTAACTCGTTAGTAAGAGTAAACAGCGTAGAGATATCTAACCCCTTACCTCTTGTATATTTGGAACTATCAACAACTAAATGTTCCATAGTGAACCCGGCGTATTTAGAAAACAACTCTACAGCTAATGTTATATTAGTAAAAATTTGATGACCGTGTAACTCTAAATTAACAATAGGGTACCCTAATGAATAGGTAATCCTATCAGCTAAGGTTGCATATGTATCAACCGTATTTGCAAGATATGTAGAGTATATATGACTCCCTGCAGTTAAATAATTATCGTTCCACGTACTAGTCGCCACATAATTATTTATGTTGGCAACGCTGAAGTTTCGCCACCAACTGTAGGCGCCGGTGTAGGAACTCCAGGCGTCTCACCACCTGCAGGTGGAGCGCCACCAGTCGGGCCAAGAGGTGGAGGTACTTCTTCACCTGGAGGTACACCTGGAGGTGCTCCAACATCACCACCCATAGGTGGGACGGCTCCACCTCCTGAAGCCCAGTCAGGACCTCCTCCTCTAATTTGCTCTATCTCAAACTGTAAAGCTGCATCCTTTCTCAGCCATTCCCTATTAGCTTTAATTTGTTCATCTGTCCATCCAAGATATTCTTTCTGGCCAAATCCTTGTGATATAGATTCATTAGCAACAACATTAGTAAAATTATTAAGTTTAAGATCCATTATTTGTTGTCTGCGTAATTCAAAATAATTACGCGGCGGTGTAAACTGTAAGTCAAATACATTCTCTCTTAACTCAAAATCGCTCCATAAATGCTTTAATTTGAGATGAGTGATAAACGCATCCTTCAACCCGACTGCAAACTGTTGTTGAAGTCTGACAATAAAATTAGCAAACTTTAATTCCTCTCTTAGAACAGTTGCATCAGCGCTATATTGAGATGTCTCAGTCTCAACTCTATTGGTAGGTACCTTAAGAGCTTTATATAATTTTTTTACAAAATAGTTTAAGTCATCCAACTCACCCAAATTCGCACCACCTGGGAGGGTTTTAACTTCTGTACCGGTACTACCGTCTCTTTTCGGAAACCAATAGGCATCTAACATTGATTGTGGATTAAATGAATCTACTCTTTTATTTTCATCTAAGCTAAATGATTTCTTACTCCAATAATTTTGCATTAATTTGCGAATATAACCTTCCGCTTTAGGAGTACTCATATTACCAACATCAACATTAAACACTAAACGCTCTGGAGCTCTTACTAACCGATATATTATAATAGAGTCTTCAATTAAAGATAACTGTCTATAAGCTCTTCGTGCATTCTCAATAAAAGGAATTCTAAAAGTTTTATTTTCATTCCACGTACCAGAATTTATATATGTAATCTGATTTTTTTCCATCGGAATAAAATCTTTATCTTGCATAGAGTTGAACTGCTCATCAGCTTCCTTATGATGTTTTGCCTTTCTAAGTAAATAAGCCTTAATAAACATATTTTGAAAGTTATCATAGACAGGGTCTATAGCTTGTGTCGGGACGCTTATAACACCTAAGATACCTTCTTTAATATGCTTCTCATGAATGATATTTTCAAAATATAATTCA